TTGAATACCAGAAACTAATGAATTAAAAGTTCCAAAAATATTATCAAGAGTTGATGTGATTGGTCCAAGAATACTATCTAATAAATTACCTAATAAATTTTCTGCTGCACATAAAGGAGCGTTTATGAGGTTATCTAAAAGTCCGGAAAGAAGATTTGCAAGAAGTCCCTTAAGACCTGAAACAATTTTATTAAATAAACAATTAATTAGTGATAATCCTTTTTCAGTTTTTTCATCTAATTCAATATTTTCACCTGGAAAAAGAAAAGGTGCTATTTTTTTTACTTGATCTTGTAGTGTTTTTAACACATATCCACGAACACCCTGAAGAATATTTTTGGTAAAACTAGAAATTTCTTCAATTGCAAGAAATACTTTTTCTTGTACTTGTTGAGAAAACTCTTGTACCTCTGTAGCAAAAGCAGAAATTTGATTAAATTTTTTCTTAAGTTCTTCTATTGTATTGGTAAGATTCTTAAGTATTCTTTGAATTCCTTTTGCGTCTGAATTATTCTTTTTACACACATCAGAAAGAGGAACTTTCTTCTTCATATCTTCATCTTGCGTCTGTGTTGCAAGATTTCTAATATGTTGTGCTTCAGTAACTGATAAAGGAGTATTAGCAACAATTCTATCATCAGGTACTTTTGCAGATCGCATTAGATCAGCATCCGTATAAGTATCATTAAACTGTTGATATCCTTGATTACAATTTGCTGTGCTTCCTGCATCACCTCCAGGTTGTCTTGATGCTTTGACAGTTGCAATTAGTGCTTGTCTTTCAACTTCTGCTGCAGGAAAACCTTGTGCCTTTGCTTTTTGTCTTGCTTCCGATGCTGCTTTAAAAACTGCGGATGATGGTGTTTTAGATGGATCTAATAATTTAATTAATTGTGGTGTACTTAATGCATCAACATTTGGAATTTGTGATAATGGAACCTGCGATAAACTTCCAGGACCAGTTGATGGTTTTGTTGGTTGTGTTGTCGTTACTGTTGGGGGAGTCCCTGGTGGAGATCCTGCTGGTGGTGGTGTTACCGTCGTTTTTGGTTGATTGGGTGCAGTTTCTCCTCTTTTTTTGGGAACATTGTTATTGGAGTTTCCAAGAACTCCAATAATATAACCCTCTTGTCCAGGCATTCCATCCATGAAGAATCCAAAAACTACTGATCCAGATTCGATTGAGGGAGTGTCTGCACCTCCCCCATGTCCAGATCCTGCATTCACAGGCATTACAACTTGACAAAATGCCATTTCCATTGGAGGAAGTTTATCTAATTCTCCCGTATGCCAGTTAAAAATTCTTACTTTATATCTGTGCCCCCACCCTTTAATACTGGCCACACCAGTAAAAGTTTCTCCTTCTATATTATCTTTCCAAGTTTCTTTTTCCTCAACTCTCCCCACCCACCAAGGAGGATTCATAAAGAATTGTGGATTAAAGATAGAACCAGTAGTTACATCAGACATATTAATTAATCTTCATAAATTCTACATTCAAGAGCATCTGGATTTAAGTCACAATAAAGTTCTAAAGGTGTTGGATCTTTATTTTCATTTGGATGATTCACTTGATATTGTTCAAGTGAATCCAATTCATCTTCTAGATGCCTACGACGCTGACTATTAGTAGTTGGACTATCTAATTCGTTCCGATCATCGTTAATGTGCTGCTGGAGTGTTCTAGACATATGAACACAAATTAATTTTTTTATTATTTATACCTTTCTTCCGTAAGAATCTCTAACCAATTCAAGTGAAGTTATCGCTTGCCAATCTGCCTTTCCGGTAGTAATTTTATGGCACAATGCAGAAATCATATAAACTCCACTCATTCTTTTATTGTACTCTGGGTTTGGTTTAGAAGATTGCTCAGGAAAATCTACAAAAATAAGTTCTCCTGCTTCCAAACTAAAGTCAGCAGGAATAGTTATATTTACCTTCACCATAAAAAGTTGATTATATCTAGATGCTGATGTAGATAAAATTTCTGATTTTTTTAAATCATATTCTTTAGATTGACTAACCTCTTTATATCCTCCTATTGCTTCATTACTTGTAAAGTATCTGGAAACATCTTTAATAAAATCTTCATTCAAATTTTTGCCAAATTCAGTTCCGGCATAAGTTATTCCAGACTCTTGCGTTTTAATATCTAATGGATTGCAATTAAAAGAACTCTCAAACGAATTAAACAAATTTACAGTTGAATTAAAAGTGCCCATTGTAAGTTTGTCTTTCATGTCTGAAGTATCATTATAATTATAGTCAATTATTTTTCCAGTATATCCCAAAGGAATTGCTGAAGAGGTTGTATTATTGTAAATGTAAGATTTGTATTTGACTTTTAGACTGGAATCTGCACCAGAAAGAACAGTCGTTACTGGATATGTTTGTGCTAGTAAAGTATCAATTGATTTAAACTTATACCCTTTGTGAGTCTCGTAGAACAAGTATCCAGCAGTTTTTCCTACGCTTCCATTTGATTGTGGTATAGACTGTGTTGCTAACCAAGTTACAAACCAAAATGGTTTTTTAGTAGTTCCAATAAAAGAACGTTCATTATGTGTAACCTCAATATCTAATGTTTTTTGTGTTTCTAAAACCTCTGTCAATATCTTTTCGACAGAATCTGATATTTTTCCATCATATCTTTTTACAACTCTTACACTTTCATTCCTAAGATGTTCTTTTGATACTATTTCTAAAAATTCAATATCATTAAGTTTTTCGGTAATTCTCTCTCTAGAAGAAATATTAATATCTTTAATCTTGAGTTTTTGTTCAAAAGAATCTTCCAAATCAATTTCACACTTTTCCATTCCAGTTAATTTGATAGAATCTGATGCTGTTATTTTTCCACCAGTTCCATCATCTCCTCCTGCAGATCTACCAGTATCAATCAATGAAGTAGAAATGCGAATCGTTGGCGACATAATATCTTCGTAATAACTTAATTCTACAACTCCTCCTCTAAAATCAAGTGCTTTTCCGGAAGCATTTGGATAAATATCAAACTTAGTGATATTAGCCTTAGCGAGAGCATCTAGTCTTTGTTCTCTTGCCATTACTTATAACATCTCCAGAGTTTCGTAAGCACTATTATCTATATTTGAAATAGAGGCGTTAAGAACTAAAGCACTAAATGGAACGTTTTGCGTTTCATTTGTATCGTTAATTTCATCATCAATTATAACAATTTGCTGCGCTTCATCTTCATAAGAAGCATACCTATTTACAGATTCAATAACATCGGGCATGTTCTTTCTCAAGGTAGTTCTATCATGAATTCCATAATTTATAACATCCAATAATCCAGGAACTGCTTTTTCAGTTTGTTCATATGCATCACCACTAATAACATATTCGGGTTTTCCACCATCACCAAGAACTGCCAAATGTGGTTCTCCAATAGTTTCTCCACCTTTTGCATAAGCAGCTCTTAGTAAACCAGTTGGATTAAAAGATCTTCCATTTTTATAAGATTCAAAGTGTAAGTGAGTTTGGTTTCCAAGATCTATAAGATTGCCCACTTTTTGCCCAGGTGCAACCATAGATCCAGGACTCAACGATGGTGTCATATGTAAATATGTCGCCTTAAATGATCCATGATCTATGGTTAGATTTGAAGTATATCCACTAGTTTTGTGAGAATATCTAGGACTACTTTGAACTACTTTTCCTCCGGCATATGCTACAACTGGTATTTTTGGATCTCTACCCCAGGGTGGTTTTTCTACAACATCAACACCGGCGTGTCCACCATAACTTCTTGAAGCACCATAAACTTGACCAGAACCAGTACCAATCATTCCTTTAGGTAAAGGAAATGCTTTTCCACCTTTTACTGTAACTGAAACATCACCACCTGCTCCAGTATCTCCTCCCATCACAACAATATCTCCAAGTTGAGGTGCTTTGGCTGGTCCAGGATTCTTCCTTCCATATGCAATTGATCCAGGACCAACAAACCAACCAAAGAAATTATTTGGAGTATTTTCTTTTCTTCTTACATCCCCAGGCCCTGGTTGATTACTACCTCCCATAAAATCAGTTCTTCCGCCAACAAATTTTGCCGCCTCATCTTGATATCTTTTATTTCTGAGTGCAGCAGCAACACTGTTCATAGCAGTAACAGACATTCCAGTTGCTCTTGATGCGGAAGCAGCATCCTTAATATTAAACCAATCAGAATTAGGTACTCCTTTTTTTCCGTATCTTGGATATTTCCAAGTTGGTTCGTACTGTCCTTGCCTTGTTACAATACCTTGAATGGTTTTTGCGCCATAAACTCCAGAAGCAACTCTATTATAAATTGACTGTGCAACATCAGCCCATCCCTGCGGATCTCCGTCTTCTCTAGACGCAATAGCAACAAGTGTCCAAAAATCAGCATTTCCTCCAGTTACAATTCCACCTGGTCCTACTTCTAAATTAGGATCTGATTTTTGATTGATTCCTTTATCTGGTTGAAGATTTTCTTGAAGCATCTCTTCTCTACCAACAGGTCGCATCGCCAATTCTTTTGCTAATCCTCTAATAGTAGTATCAACTCCACCAGACACAGATTCTTCAACAGACTTAGCAATTACATCAGTATAATCTTCACCTTTGAAAAATTCACTTGCATCAACTTCTCCCCCACCAGCAAATCCAAGAGCTGCTGTACTAAAAGTTTGTTGCATCCAAGCATTTAATCCCATTCCGGCATTTCTATAATCCAGTTTATTAGGTTTATCCCCTAAGACAGATTTGTATGCAAGTGTAAAGAATGGACCGAAGAAATCTGCTCTACCTAAGATATCATTACTTCTTGCTAAAAATTCTTGTGGGTTTGCAGATTTTGTTTTTTTAATTTCTTGTTCTTGATTTTGTTCTGGTTGTTGTGCTCCACCACCGAACAGTCCTCCCAACCATCCCAAAAATCCTTTTGGTTTATCTGGATTTGGAAATACTGATTGAACTTTTTCGTCACCACCAACAGAAGAACCTGGTCTTATTTTCTTTGGAGTGAATGATAGCGTTCTTGCTTTTTTCTTTTTACTAAGGGTTCTTCTTCCTTTCTGTTTTATTGGTTGCTTCGATTCTTTAGTTGTGGGAACTCCACCACCTTGCAGTTGATTAGTTGTTTTATTTTGATTGATAAAATTATATAAAGAAACTCCTAAAAAGTCTCCAAGAAATCCTCCCAAGACTCCGCCAATTAACGCACCAGTTCCTGCTCCAATTATATTTCCCAAAACAGGAACAACAGATCCTGCAACACCTCCTATAATTCCACCAATCCAAGATCCAAGTGCTTGTCCTGCAGCAACTCCAGCAGCGCCAGCAATTGCTTTATCTAAGGGATCATTAAATACTAAAGTACGAATCGCTATATCAATCAAAGGACCTACGACAAAAAGACCTTTGGTTCCTATTTTCGTACCTAGTCCTAAAGCACCTTTTCCACCACCACTTGTAGTTACTCTGGGTCTTTGTCTTAAAGGGTTTCTTACATTAAGACCACCAGTACTTGTAGTCACTGTAGGCCTTTGTCTTAATGGGTTTCTTACATTGAGACCACCAGCACGACCACCACCACTTGTGGTTACTCTAGGTCTTCCACCTTGTCCTGGTCTAGAAGTAGGTCCACCTCCTTTTGAACCTCTACCAATACCTCCGGATTTTACTGCAAGAAGACCTGCAATAATTGAAAGATTAAAAAATGTGTTTAGATGCTTTCCAATTGCATCAAAGTTTTTTAATACATCTTCTCCAAATTTATCTTTTACAAATCCACGGGTCGAATCAACTGCTTTATATCCCCAATCAATAAAAGTAACCAAACCGTTTAACAACTTTCCAGAAATATCAATAATAAAATCACCAACCTTAAAAATGACAGGTAACAACTTTAATAATTTTGGAAGATGATCTACTAATCTAATTGCAATAAACCCCAGTAAAGTATTGAAAATAAAATTCTTTATCAAACCAAATAATCCAAATCCTGGAAGTTTAGGTAAATTAATTCCTTTTATTTTTTGCTCTTTAGTCTTCTTCTCTAGTTCTTTTTCTCTTTCGTTAAACTCATCTTTCTCTTTTGATTGTCTTTTCTTTTGATTTTCCTTTGTGGATGTTAGTAATGATTTTTTAAGGATGCTATCAATTTTTATTAATTTACCTTCAATAAGTGTTGTCTTTTTTGTAGAAACTGCTAAACTTGAGTTCAATAATGTTGAAGGAGATATTTTAGTTTTTTTATTTTTTGCTGCTAAAGATTTGTTCTGTTTTGCAATTTCAGAACTACTATATTTTACGATTGCAGAACTTCTTTGTGGGAGTAACTTCGCCATTTGTTATTTCCTCTTAGTTCCTGTTGTTCTTTCAACAGTTGATGTTCCCGCTCTATGCCTTGGTGATGGACTTGGTGCTCTCTGAGATGGATTTGCACCACTTCCTCTTTGTCCACCTCTATACTGACTAGATTTAACTACAGTTACATTTGATTTTGGTTTTGGTTTTGGTGGCGCTGCGCCAACGCTTTTTGGACGAGCAAATCTAGACTTATACGGAGTTCCACTGTTTGGTTTTGGTTTATTATATAATTTTGCTCCAGGATTTTTCTTTAGGAAATCTTGATTTTTCTTTTTCTCTTCCTTTGCAACTCTAGATCCACCACCAAACAATCCCATTTTGTCCCACCAAGGACGTTTTGCTTCTAATTTTTCTATATTAATTCTTTTTTTAGCTGCTATTGCAGCTTGCTGTTTCATTTTTGATTGTTCTGCTTTTATCTGTGCTGAAGTTTTTGGTTTTCCTGTAGATGGGTCTAAAGTGCTTCTGTTAACTTTTCCAATTTCAATTCTACTTCCAAGTGCTCTTTGATTTAACCATCCAATATCTTGAGCGAATCTACCTAACATTGATGCTCCAAAATAGGTTGCATCACTCATAGATCCTTTCATTAAACCTTCTTTTGCAAGTTTAGCATATTCCGCAACAGTCTTGTTAAAATTATACCTATCATCAGAGTAAAGAGTATTTCCTTTACCTTCTGTGGATGCACTAAACCTTCCTAAAATAAAATTAAAAGATCCTCCTCTTTTACCCAAATCATTAGTATATGCCCCACCACCTCTTGCTCCTTTATTAATATCTTCTTGGTTCCAATTCATTTTCACTTGCCCAGTTCTTGGATCTACCATCAATCCACTTTTATTCATTGTTTTTTCAATAGTTTTTTGACGCATTTCATCAACTTCTTTATTTGACAAAATTTTAAATGGTCTTCCAAGAGGACCTAACAACGCTTTTGCGAATGTCAAGTTTCTCATGGTGGTTGCATTTCCAGATGGTATTGGAATTAATCCTTTATCGGCAATTTCTCTAAAAGGACCCTCTGGAAGTTTTTTGATAAATTTATCACCAAAACTAATCATTTGATTTTGTGCTTTTTCTACTCTAGCAGAACCTTCTCTATATTTTTTTGAGGTAGACATTCCAGACATAAAATCAAAAAATCCACCCGCTGTTTTTTTGGGTGCTTCTGCTATTCTCTGTCCTGTTTGAGTTGCTGTACGAACTACTTGATTTTGTAGTCTTCCTGATTGAATATCAGAAAGAGCTTGATTACCAACTTTTAATGCCTGATCATATAAACCAGCACCAAACTGAGTACCGACTTGCGTTAACTTAGAAACATCTTTTTCTAATCCACCTTTTTGTAAATATGATTGTGCTTTTACTGCCTGATTTAATCCTTGGTTAACTAATCCCTTTCCTTGATTATAAATTTGATTTCCCAACCCCATTCCCTGTTTATAAATACCACTCATAACTCCTTTAGGAGGCCAAGTCGTCGGATTGTTGATATCAACATTTCTACCCATTAAGTTGTCTAAAAATCTATCAAGTTGGTACATGGGATCTTGGGTGTATGACCCTATATTTCCAACAGGGCCACCACCAAAAGCATGAGTAACTCCATTTGTAATGGTAGGTTGGTTTGTTCCACCTCCAGCAGCATTCATCGCCTCTAGAGTATCAACACCATACTTATTCACAGCACCTACAGACATTACAAATTCTCCATCAGTAAGCATCGCAGGGACTTTATCTCTTCCCTTTGGACCACTTACAACTCCATCAAAAAATGTTGGACCTTTTCCTAAATTAGAAAGTCTATTTTTAAGACCAGAGAATCCTCCACCAGAAAATCCATATGCTTTCGTCTTTCCTGTTTGTAATGCATATATTTGTTCGTCAATTTCAGATCCTTTTCCTTGAAGTTTTTCAAAGAAATTAAGTTTTGATTTTTGATCCTGAAGTGCTTTTATTTTTTCTTCTTTAGTTCCTGGTGCTTCCTTTATCTTTCTTTCTTGTTCATTTACTGTTCCTGGGAACATTTTAGGAACAACTGCGCCAGCAGTAAATAAAGCAAGGCCAGCAGCAAGAGGATTACTGCGAATAAAAGTAAGTAGTTTTGGTATTGCAAATCTTGTTAAGTTTACAATACCTTTAATTGCAATACTACTAAGTACTCTTAATGCTTTACCAAATTTAGTACCAAATAAAACATATCCTGCAAGTAAAGCAGGTCCAAAATCAACAAGGAATCTTATTAAACTTTGTATCTTTTCTTTATTTTTAGGATCGGCAAACCAATCAATTAACTTCATAACTGCTCTTCCGAGCAAAGTATAAAATATAAAATTAAAAATTCTATCCCATATTGACTGAAAAGGTTTGGTAATAGCAGAAAGTGCTTTCTTAATACCTTCAAATGATTTGGATTCTAATCCTTTTTCTCTTTCTTCTCTTTTCTTATTTTCAGATTCTCTTCTTTGTCTTTCCTTTTCTTTTGCTTCTTCTTTTCCAGTATTAGTTAATGTTTTTAGTATAGAATCTAAGGTTTTATTAATACGATATAGTGGACTATCTCTATTGACCTTTGTTGTCTTTTCAGTAATATCTGGTTGAATTTGTGGTTGAATAAAATCTTTAGAGATTTTTACAGGTGCTGCTTTAACAATCGCACTTGATTTTGTAGGACTAGTGGTTTGTCGAACAGAATCTGGCGCTTTGCTTGGAGCAACACCTGAAGCACCTGAAACTTTTATTGTTTTTATTTTTACTTTAAATCTACCTTTATCTTTTAGTCTTCCAACTCTTTTAAATTCTTCTCTTAAAAGTTGATCCTCTTCAGCAGGAATTGCTGCTCCCACCATTCTGTGAGCAGCAAGTCTTTTTTTGATAATATTAAAATAAGTCTGGTAGTCTATTTCAGTACCAGACTTTATTTTGAGTAATCCAAGAATTACCTGATTGATATTCTCTGTAGGTAGATTCTGATTACCAGCCATTACTTTGTTGTTTTTGTTTAAGTTCTTCTTCCTCTAAATGTTGTCTTAAAAGAGCAACGTAAACATCACGTTCCCAAGGCAACATATTTTCAATTTCCGTCAATGAATATTTATGATACTGCATTAAAGAAAAATTGAGTCTGAAGTAACTCTCAAGATCCATATGGATCATCGCTATGCGAAAAAACTTGATAACCCTTCAAGTACTACTTCACTTTCAACTTCAGTTTTTGGATTTGTAACTTTAATTGTATGAGAAAGTTTGGGCATAGTTTCAAAAAACTTTTCAATTTCTTTGAATTGTGAAGTATTCATTTGATCTAAAAATTCCATCAATTCTTTCTTGGTCACATCAGCAGTTGCCCAAACTTCATCTTCATTAAAAATTTTATCAACACAAGAAGCAATAACTTCAAACGATTGATCTATTGAGTTGTTACTAGATAGATCAAAATTAGTCTTAATAAACTGCTCTAATGATGGATACTTCATTTCCATCATTAGTGTATCATCCAGTTTTATTCTATTTGTATGATCCTTACTTTTCTGAACTTTAATATCATCAACGTTGATTTTTACATCAACAGTAGTTTCTTCATCATCAGGACAAATTATACTAACCTCAATTTCTTCTCCAACAGATTTTCCACGAATATTTAAAAACAAATATTCGATATCAAAAGTTGGAAGAGATTCTACTTTAATATTTTTTGTCTCTACGCAATTTTTAATTACAGTTTTAATTGCGTTTGTGACTTGTTTTGTATCTTCAGATTCTAGTGCAATAATTAAAAGTTTTTCTTCTTTGACCAGAAAAGGTCTATATTTTACCTTTTGTCCTGTAGAGGGCAACTCAAGTTCATATGTGGGCGTAGCAATTTTTGGTAAAGGCATAATCTCCTATACAACTCATGTGTTTTATTTATGGGGAGTGGACGATCTTAAAACTGTCCGCTTAGAGGAAATGATAGACCATTCTGTGCTATAATTAAAGAGTAAACAAATTAAACGACATGCGGCAACTTTTCTTTGGTCTTGTTTTTCTTTATGGTGTGGGTCTTTCCACTTATTTTGGTTCTTGGGGAGTACGAGATATGGCAGCACTTGAAAAAGCAGTTTCTGTGGGTGCCCATCATGAAGAGATTCGGCATAGGATGAATGTTTCTGCGGAAGGAAATTGGTTTTTGCTATCAAATCTTATTGCCGTCACTGGTGCTTTGGGTATGATTGGATCTTATAAAAAAGATGCTTAAATTTTTAAAGCACACAATTATCATATATTTTGTTTTTGTTGGATCAATTTTTGGTGCAACATACTTAGTTTCAATGCTGCCATTACCAGATCCACCAACAAATGCAAGAGAATGAGAGAGTCTTAAGATTAAGACTCTCTTTTTTTTATAGTAAATTAAAATTACCAGAGAATGCTTGAGAACTTAATTGATTCAATTCACTCTGCTGAAATACTCTTGTCGGATCAGAAGTATCGAAAATGTCTGCAAAATTTGTGTTAGTAAAAGTTCCTGCTGAGTAATTACCTAAATTTAGATTTTGGAGATATGTAGAATTTAGTGTTGCTTGAGTTTGTGGTGAAAATTGTTGCGTGAATGGATTTGGAACTCCAGCAGCCGTTGCTTGATAAGGTTCACCATCAGGTTGATTTAATGCAATATTTCCGGCAACGTATCTGTCATAAGAAAATGCAACACTTACTTTAAGTAACTGAGATGAGTCATAAGAAACCGGCATAGAAGAAATAGATAATGGAAATGCATTAATAAACTTATACTCCATTTTATTTGCTTTTTTCCCTGTTCCTAAATTTCGTTCAAATTTAACTATACTAATACTTGCAGATTTATATTTTTCTGGATATCTAATTCTATAAAAGTTATTAAGATTTTCTGCATTGGCTACTTGCTCACCTGAAATATATCTCATCCAAGCTTCGAAATATCTAATTTGATCGTACCCATGATTTACATAGAAAGTAAAATCTGAAGTATTATCGTATATTTTTCTATATGCATGTTTTTGGGTTACTCCAGTATAATCATTATTCAATTCTAAAGTAGTCAATTGAGAACCAGGTAAAGATGCTTCCGAACAAGAAATAGTAAGTATATCAGCAATATCATAAGGAAATGCACTTTTATTGATAAACGATCTTGCTGGTTCTGGTGGTTGAATATAAATTTCATAATAAGAAGTTAATGCTGGTTGCATTATCTTCGTCTTTAAAAAAGCAACATCTCTTACCCTGGGATTTGGCGCTGCCATCTATAAATACTTTTACTGATATATTATGTATGTTGGAAAATGGCAGAAAGTATTAAAAGTATCTACAAACCATCTCACCCAGAAAAATATCAAGGTGATGCCTCAAACATCATTTGCCGAAGCAGTTGGGAAAGACGCTTTTGTTATTATTGTGATCATAATCCCAGTATAATTTCTTGGGCATCGGAAGAATTTTGCATTAACTATGTGTCCCCAGTTGATAACCGTATTCATAGATACTTTCCAGATTATCTCATTAAAGTAAAAGAGGAATCTGGAAGAATTAAGACTTATGTAATTGAAGTTAAACCTAAGAAACAAACAGTTCCACCAAAGCAAAGATCAAGAGTAACTAAATCATACCTACATGAATGTAGAACTTATGCAGTTAATCAAGCAAAATGGAAAGCAGCGCAGGAATGGTGTGCGGATAGAATGCTTGAATTTAAGGTAATTACAGAGCAAGAATTAGGTATCAAATAATGGCCGAAGGTTTTGGACAGTACGCAGAAAAAGCATCAACAACTGTAAGAGTCAGAGAACTCAAAAGAAAAATTGCTGAAAGTGGAACAAGAGATCCAGAAGATCTAATGTTGATGATAATGGATGCATTAAAAGAGGAAGTATTGTATCCAGAACCAGGTAAGTTTTATACATTCATTTATAACCCAAAGACACCAGAAATTGAATACGACCAACATCCTTTGATTGCTTGTACTGAACTTCAGAAGTGGGGATTCAAAGCAATCAATTTTCATTGGAGAGAATCAAGACAATACACTTGGGAAGAAGTTGCAGGAAAACTTCATGTTGTTAAGTACAATGAGTTAGATGAGTTACTCTCCATACCTTATGCAAAATTCCGTCTAAATAAATAAAAACCTCTCTCATAAATGTCTCATACTCTACAAAAAATTGAGATCATTGGTCCTTCTGTAAATAGGAGGAGAGGTTAATGGCAACTTATGGTGCGGCAGGAACGAATCCATATACTATAAAGGGTGTTGGTGGAATTTTATCTAATGAAGTTAATTCTACGACAGGAGTAACGCAAGTTTATAAAGGAGGAGCACTTACTACTCAACAATCCCTCGGTACTTACAATCCCACTACAAAAAAATTTACTCCAAACGCAAATGTTAATTTAACAGATGCAGAAAAAAAAGCACTATCGAGTCCAGAAGGATTAAAAGCAATTACAAATGCATCTATACAAACAGCTCAAAAAGCAGGTGCAACAAATCCGTCACAATTAATATCACCAAACACAACTAATACTCAACCAACTGGAGATCAAATAACAACAGTTGGTGGCCTTCAACAACAAACACAAGATAAAGATGTGAGAATGAAATATGATGATTTTAATATATTAAGATATCCATTGGATAGAGATACCAAACAAGATTATATTAAAGTCACCATGCTTAGATATTCACCAAGATCAGTAGATCCAGGTCAAGCAGGGGGTGATAGTGGAAGTGTCTTCGGTTCCAGAGGTCAAAGATCAATATTAGGTAGTGTCTCATTGCCCATTCAACCATCAATATCTGATACAAATGCAGTTGTATGGGGAGAAGACAGAATGAATGCTATTCAAGCAAAAGCCGCTATGGAATCTTTAAATATGATGGTAAAGGGTGCGGCCGGTGCTGAAGAATCTGCAAATAGAACTGCTGAAGGTGTATCTGAAAATGCGGGATCAATAAAAGCATTAGTTGGATTTTCTCTTGCAGAAAAAGCTGTTGGTAATGAGGCAGGAAATTTTTTCACAAGAGCAACTGGGGCGATAGTTAATCCAAATTTAGAGTTATTATTCCAAGGTCCATCTTTGAGATCTTTTACATTTACTTTTAAATTATCTGCACGTAGTGAAAAAGAAGCAGACGTTATTAAAAAAATTATAAGATTTTTTAAGCAAGGAATGTCTGTTAAACGCGCAACAACGTCTTTATTTTTAAAATCTCCAAATACTTTTGAAATTTCATACATCTATGGAGAGACAAGTAAAGATCACCCTTGGATTAATAAAATCAAAGAATGTGCCCTACAAAACTTCACTGTAAACTACACACCAGAAGGAAACTACGCAACATATACTGATGGTTCTATGACAAGTTATGAACTTACTATGACGTTTGGTGAACTTGATCCAATTTATGATGATGATTATCAAAAACTTGACGAAAATAAAGACGAGGTAATAGGTTACTAAAATGGCATCATACTTCAGACAAGTCCCCAACTTTGATTATGTTTCCAGAAATCCAGGAGACAAGTATATCTCTGAGTACATTCCAGTTAAAAATCTTTTTAAAAGAGGAAAATTAAGAGAAGACATTTTTGGTAACTTAGCATTCTTTGAGAAATATTCAATTATTGGTGATGAGAGACCTGATAATGTTGCTAATAAATTTTATGGAGACTCAACACTGGACTGGGTGGTTCTTCTCTCCAATAACATTCTAAACATTCAATCAGAATGGCCTATGACTCAAGACACTTTTGATAATGTTATGTTGGAGAAATATGGTTCTTATGAAAACTTGTATTCTGGAGTTCATCATTATGAAACAGAAGAAATTAGAAATTCGTTGGGTATTACAGTTCTTAAAAGTGGTTTAAGAATTTCTCAAAATTGGAAGACCAATGGAAACTTTTTAGAAATGATTAATTCAAAAATTGATACAATTGAATATGATGAGAATGAACAAATTGTAAAAGTCTACATACTAACTGGATTTATTCCATCATTAAGTGTCGGTGATCAAGTACAAATAAGCAATGTATCAGAGGTTCAATATAATGGAAAACAAGTTGTCACTCAAATACTTTCTGGAATTGGAGAAAATGCTAATGGATTTGCATTTGAACTTCCATTTGTACCAAACATAAAAAAACCTATATTATCAGATCCTAGAAAAGAAGAAGTTTTATTTACCGTTCCTGAAACATCACAAATTACAGCAAACTCATATTACTATGAATTCTGGGATGATGGCCTTGGATATTCAGTTCAAGTTCCTTCAACTTCCTTTGTAAGGACAGTGACAAACTATGAATATGAAAATCAACTTCAAGAAGACAAAAGAAACATATTCATACTCAAACCAAGATACTTAAATGTAGTGTTTAATGATATGGAAGATAATATGTTATATAAAAAAGGGTCCACCCAGTACGTGAGTGAAACCCTTAAGAGAGGAGATAATATTAGACTTTATACTTGATCAATTTTTTTTATTCCAAGGAATTCTACCTTTAGTTGCATCACTTATTTTTCTTTTTGTTTCCTCTGTATGTGGTTTTCCCGGTTTTCCTTTTCTTTCTTGTTGTATTTTTTTAAGTCTTTCTAAACCCTCTTCGGTTTGTCTTGATTTTCCTTTATTAGATTCTCCAATTTTTCTTTTATGAGATTCTGATAATTCACGTCCTTTAAATGCTTTACTTATTTTTTCTTTAGTTTCTTCGCTTAATTTTCTTCCTTTACAAGAAACACTTAATTTCTGTTTTTGTTCCTCTGACATTTTCTTTCCTTTATTACAAGGAATCATTCCTTTTCTACTGAATCCAGTAGAAGTTTGATAAGACCTATTAGCAAAGTGTGGGTTCTCAACTACTTTATAATATCTCTGCAAAATAATTTCATCAATATATGCTTCTTCCCTTGTAGAATAATCGTTCTTAAGTATTATCTTTTGAGTTGGTTTAAATCTCTTATCTTTAAAAGAACCAAAATACTTTATATCTTCTTCGGGTAAGCATTTGCAGGTTCTTGAACCAAAGTATCCTTTACCATATTCCTCATAGGAATAATAAACATAGTGATACTCTTTGAGTTCCATAGTTCTACTCTATAAAGTCGCAATACTATTTATACAAGAAAAGGTGTCCGAAGACACCTTTTCCACCTTAAGTGCGACCTTATAGGTATTATTATTTAGTCACTTAATCGTTGGCAAGCTTGGAAAAATATGCAAGCGCATCATCTTCATCAGAATCATCAACGCTGTTTACTACAGGAAGTGAAGGAGACTTGGAACGATTATAAGAATCTTCAAGTTCTTCCATTACCTTATCTTCACGACTTACAGGTTTGCTGTAAGATTCATATTCATCTTCCTGCTCTACCACAGCACGAGACTGTGTAGGAGTTGTAGTACCACCTAGACCAAGAACCATATTCATACGACGCTCAAGATCTTCATAGGACTTGAATTGGTCAGGCGCAGTAATTGCAGATAGAGAATATTCTTTCTTCCAAAGTGCTTCCAGAGCATCATCATCGTCCAGCAGAGGACCTACGCGATCAAATTCAGACTTATCATAATTCCAATAACCATCTTTCTTTACGATTTTGATTTTGAAATTAGCACCCTGCCAGAAGTCAAAAGGATTGATAGGATCTTCGTCATCAAACTCAGGTTGCATAGCATTTAGAATCTTATCAAAGATCTTCTTACCATACTTGAAAAGAAATACTTTACCTTCGTTTGCAGGATTAGCAGGATCCTTTACAACGTAGATATTAGAGTAGTAAGACAGTTTGCGCTTTTGCTTACGCACAGTATCTTTATCTTTCTCGCTACCAGAGTTCCAGAGACCACGATTATACTCCGAAACAGGATCTTTCTGACCAATGGTAGTCAGAGAATTTTCAATAAACCATCCACCAGGACCTTGGAAAGCGTGAGAATACATCTTTACCCAAGGAAGTTCTTCACCATCAGGAGCGGGAAGAAAGCGAATAGTTGCAGAACCAACACCAGTTTTATCCATCTCTGGTTTCCAGAGACGATCATCAGCACCACTATTGGTGGTATTATTCATCTTCTCAACTTGTTTCACCAGTTTTTCAGTCAGTGAACCAAGAGAAGATTGTTTTTTGAGATTTTGGAAAGACATTTGTACCTTGTATTTGTAGGATTTGGCATTTGTGACTTTGCTTAATGGATCGTCCAGCCAAACTTATTCTACAGGTCGGAACCAGTTTTGTCAATCTGTTCTTTCATTACTTCAAGCATCTTAGACATATTGTTAAGAATGATATTCATATCAGTTCCAGGAGGCATACCCATCATAATTGCAGAATGCATAATACGTTCCTTCATTTCAATTGCTTCGGGATCATCAGATAAACTCATTCTTGTATAGAGAACTTTTTGTTTATCTAAAAGACGCTCCATTAATTCAACGTGCCTTATTCTTTCCTCCTTTTTCATAGAAGGAAACTTAAAGACACTTCCATAAACTTCTTCTTGAAGTTCAGAGATCTCAGCCATTTCTGCGCGAACCATTTCAGAATCAAAGAAACTCATTTCTCTCCCAGAATTACTTCTTTTAATATTTTTTTAAATTTAAATACGTCAATATTTAGAAAGGAATTATACTTTCTTATTCTACGACTGACGGTTTCCCACACTGGATCTTGGAGTTTCTTATCAAAGTCTTTACTGAACATAAAGATTTTATCGTAGATTACCAGAGTCTCTAAACTTACTTTACCAGTTAGAAACTTTTTAAGTAGTGGTGGATGACCTTTGGAGCATTTAAAAACTTCATCAAACTTATTTTCTTCAAAGAGAGATTGTGATTCTTCTTTAAAAAGATAAGATAGTGATTGAATTTTTTTCTGCCAGTTCTGATATCTTTCTTCTCCATCCTTCATCACCTCACCAATCCAGAGTGTTTCTGGGTCTTGACAAGAAACAAAGTTTGCAACAAAGAAGTCTTCTACTTCTTTTTCATCTCTTTGTCTTGACATCTTCTCAAAGAAGAATCTATCCTTCCGTTTATAAAAAGATTGAAGACTCGCTCTAGTTTTTTTATTGTACTTATGATAATCGTAAGAGTCCTTTGTGAAATGATTTTTCAATGCAAGATAAGTTTTATAGCAATCAAATGGCATCATTCAAAAAATTAATTTAGCACGGGAAGTTTTCTTAAGGAAATTGAGTTCCATCGCCTCATACTTAATTTTTTCTTTTAGTGGTTTTGAAATGAGTTTTGGAACTGATTCCAAATCAATATTGTTTTGCTCGCAAAAATAAATGATTGCATCAATATAATTCATTTCAATATTAATTTGCACAAGATTTTCAATTTCTTGTGCAAATTTAGATGGACAGAAAAATTTATTCTCCAGTGCTTTTTCTAATTCATTCTCCATCTGGCCTAATATTGTGATGTACAAATTCTTTAATGTAACGAACTAATAGCTTAATATAATCTCTTTTGTTTCTTTTGTCAAATACTTTGACTTCTCCTCCAGGCGTTACCATAATCGTAATAAGTTTGACCGAAGGAATTTTTGTCAGTTCATAATACGCAGTAGCATAAAACATTTCCTGAACAAAGTAGTTTTCAAGCCATTCTTCTGGTTTAATTTTTTCAGAAGTTTTAAAGTCTATGACTGCAAGTTCTCCTTCATATTCACCAATACAATCAACTCTTCCAGCAAGTCCCAGATATTCAGAATAAAGAGTTCTTTCAATTGCGTGAATATTATTTATCTTATCAAGATAAGGTTTTGCATGATGAAACATAATCTTTGTAATTGGTTGATAGTTATTCCAATCCAATTCTTTGTTTTCCAAATAATCCTGACAAGCTTGGTGGAAATCAGTTCCTCTTGCAGTTGCTCTTTTGGTAATCCGATTTGCCTCTTCAAGACCTACTCTTTTTCTCCACTTAATAAAAATCTCACGATTATAAAATGAAGTCACAGAAGTAATTGAAGGCACCCACTGACCATTTGGAAGATTGTACAGTCGGATGCCGTTGGTTTCTTTCTTTTCTAATTCAAGATCACCCAAATAATTATGATGAATAAATGTCATAAACCACTTTCTATTTTTGCGAGAATGTATTCTTTCACGAATCCAGAGCGAACAATATCTTCAACACCAAATTCAATAATATCAATTGAAGGCATATTACGAAGAATTTTCATGAAATCGACGATACCATTTTTTTCATTTGACTTAATCAAATCAGATTGAGTTGCGTCACCACAGAACATAATTTTTGAGTTTTCACCTACACGAGTGATGATAGAATCTAACTCGTGGAAGTTAAGATTTTGAAATTCATCTACGATGACGATTGCATTGTCCAGGGTAGTTCCACGAATAAAAGAAGTACTCCAAAAACTAATCGTTCCTTGAGTTTTCAGATTTCCATAGAGCATCTCAAAGTCAGCATCTGAAGGAAGTTGGAACATAAACTTTACCATATTCTTATAAGGAATTTGATAAAGACTTGATTTATCTTCGTGATCTCCTGGAAGAAATCCAATCTCACGAGTAGCAACAAGAGACCTTACAATATAAATTTTTTCATATGGCGACCTCTCATCAAGAACATCTTGAAGTGCATTATAGAGTGTGATAAAAGTTTTACCAGTACCTGCACATCCATAAGCAACGATGTTTTGATTTGACTCGTATGCTTTATAGAGTAATTCTTGATTGTCAGTAAGAGGTTCAATCTCTCTCATTAAATCGGAGTTAATTGGTTTCTTACGTTTTGCTTGTTTTGCAGTAAGACCAACTCCGATAGGTTGTTCATTCGTCGTTCTTTTTCTTCTTGCCATATAAAATTAAATTAGATTTTTTTAACTTTTGATCCGGGCATCTTTGCGGCACGAT